AAACATACACATCTGTAAAAGATTCTTCAATATAATCTTCATAATTAGGCTCTTGTATTATTTCTGTAGTTCCTTCTTTATCTTTATCTTCATGCCCATCAGGATAAACACCATGTGTTACTTCCACATCTGTATAAGTTCCATCATGTTTTGTATTCCATAAATCTAAATTACCTTGTAGTGCCATATTTAATTATTTTTTACAATTATTACATTTATCACTTAATTCTTTAACAGCTTCAATTAATAGTCCAATAAGACCATTATAATCTACTGCTTTAAAGCTGTCCTCATTTTTAAGGCTATCAACCTCTCTTACAAGTTCAGGCATTACTTTCTCTAGCTCTTGTGCTATAATACCACCTGATCTTTTATCTTCTCTATCAATCCAATCAAATGTTACACCTCTTAACTTGTCTAACTTTTCTAATGGATTATCAATTACCTTAACATTTTCTTTTAATCTTTCATCAGAAGGTGTGGTAGTTGAATATGCAATTACATCTCCATCTGCATGGAAATCACCATCTGCTTCAAATCTAAACTCATTAGAACCATTAATGTAAAGGTCTATTTGAGTGTTATCAGTAAACTCCATATAGTCTGTAGAATCAAGACCAATGTACTGTACATTTCTAAGATCTGTATCAACTTTAGCTGCTGTTACAGCTCCTGCTGCAATCATATCTGTAGCTATTTGTACCTCTGCAATAGTTCCTGCTGCTGTACCACCCAGTACTCTGTTAGCAGTTACTAAGTCTTGCATCTTGTCATAAGTTACTGCATCACTTGCAATAGTTAAGGCAACTGATCCAGTTACATCACCTGTATGAGTTTGGTTATATAGATTTGTAGAACCCTCTGTTAGATCATCTGATGTTTTTGCACTTAACCTTGTGTCAAATCTTGCATCTGTATAGTATAAGTTTGTACCCTCTGCTAAGTCTGTAGTAGATTTTGTAGCTAATCTAGTGTCAAAATCACTGTTTCCTCTTGCTGTTGTATAGTAAAGATTTGTACTTCCTTCAGTTAAATTGTCTGTAGTAGAACTTGATTCATCTAATAATGTAATCCAATTACCTGCATGTGCAAAATATCCTTTTCCAGTAGCATGTACATGAGCAAACATTCCATGATAACTTGATGCACTTGGTAAATCACCAACAGTACTAAATACATTTGCATAGTAAATTTTACCAGTTGTTGTAATGTTGTAAGAACCTCCTGCTAAGTTACCTCCTAATGCAGGTGATGTATCTTCTGATACTGCATTTATTGAAACTGCTTGAACCCTAGCATCAGTATAATAAAGATTTGTGTTCTCTGTTATTGCTGATGTGTTTAAAGTTATGTCTGCTGATCCATCAAATGCAACTCCTGATATATTTCTTGAAGTTGAAAGAGTATCTGCTGATGTAGCTGCAATTCCTAAACCATCAATTTCAGATTTAGTAGGTCCAGTGTAAGTGAATACACCATTAGTGTTATTATATGCTAAACTACCAATACCTGAAGTAGCTGCACTAAAGTCAGATAACCCAATTCCACTTGCAGTTGAATTTATTGTTAGTGTACCTGCATTGTCATCATAAACAACTCCAATACCTGAACCTCCTTGAATTAAATTGTTACCAACTTGATCATCTACTCTTTCATTAGTGAAATAAAGATTAGAACCTTCAGGTAAACTTGTTGTGCTAACTTGATTAGCTCCAGTTCCAAAGTCAATTAAGGTATCATCTATAGAATCTGCTGCTAAACTTACAGCTCCACTTGATACACTAAAATGGTCAGATGAGAAACTAGCAACTCCTTTTGCACTTGTAGTTGCATCATCCCCTGCTACTGTCAAGTTTGGATATGTGCCTCCTGAAGTCAATCCATTAGATGCAGTTACTGCTACAGTTTGGTCAGGTGCTGTGTTAGCTATGGTAAGTGTATTTGCAACATCATCATAAGTTGATGAAATTCCTGTTGAAGCCACTACTAAACTAGCTACTCTATCATCTACTCTCTCATCTGTAAAATACTTATTTGTTGTCCCTTCACTTAAATCATCAGTATCTTTACTTGATAAATCTAAATTAGATCCTACTTGTAATGCTATTCTTGCATCTGCCCTTGAATCAGTGTAGTAAAGGTTTGTCCCCTCACTTAAATCTGTTGTTGATTTACCTGCTAAAGCACTGTCAAACCTAGCTGAAGTATAGTATAAATTTGTGCCTTCTGATAAATCACTTGTTGATTTGCTAGATAAGTCAAGATTTGCACCTGTTTGTAGGTTTACCCTTGCATCTGCTCTAGCATCTGAAAAATATAAATTTGTTGAACCTTCTGATATGTCATCAGTATCATGATTACTTACATCTGAAACCTGTCCTGTAACATTACCAGTAACATTACCAGTTATATTTCCTGTAACATCTCCAGTTAAGTCACCAGTAACATTTCCAGTTAATGCACCTGCTAATGAAGTTGCACTTAATGATGTTAATCCTGAGATTGCTGATGCTAATCCTATTGTTAAAGTGTTTCCACTTCCTGCTGTTGTAACCTCATTAGATGTCCCTGCAATATTAAAGACCTCACTATCTAAATCTATTGATTGCTGACCTCCACTATCTCCTTGATAGTCTAAATCAGATGCTGTTACTTGTGCATCAACATATGCTTTTATTGATTGTTGAGTTGCAAGTGCTGTTGCACTATCTGAACTCATATTATCTTCATCTAGAATATCTGTCATTGTAAGAGTACCATCTGATAAAGATCCAAAAGTTAAAGTTCCTGATACAGTTGTATTACCACTAATATTTCCTGTTAGAGTTCCTGTTAGGTCTCCAACCAATGAATTAGCTGTAATTGTACCTGTAGCTGTAAGATCTCCTGTATTGTTAAGACTTATACCAGTCTCTGTCCCTAAACCATCAGAAATCACCTTTAAACTAGATGATAATCCATCATTATCACCAACTTTTAGAAGTGAATCATAACTAGATGCTATAGATATCCCTGTTAAACTACTTGCCATTTTTGTTTGTTTTTAATTTATTATTAATATACTTCATTAACTTTATAATGTTTTTTTGCTTAGGTTTATATATTTTCATAGTACCCAACCTTGAAAAGTAGGTTCATCTCTATCAGGATAAATATCATCATTTGTGTTTGATGTATACTCAGGATAGCTACTTTGATTAAAATCCATGAACTGTATAAATCTTCTTGTAAAGTATTCAGCTAAACTTCTTTCTTTTTCAACTAAATAATCCACTTCATTCTTGTCTACTGTCTCTGCATTTTCAGAAACATGCTTATATATTCCCCCTTGTTTTATTTGATATGCTGCAAAAGGTAAATAATCAACCATAGCATAATGAATTAGCATAGGCTGTACATACTCAACTAATAAAGTTTCATAAACAGTGCCTGAAATTGTGCTTGTGTTTATTAGTTCAGTTATTTTTTCATACAAATCTGTACCTAAATAGTTTTGTACATGTATCTGTTGTGCTAGTTTTACAAAGTGCATTAGTTTGTCAGCCTGAACATTACCATCTATTATGGTGTTCTTTACTAAATCATCTCTATTTATAAATAATACTGTTGCTGCCATTTTTACTTGTTTATAAATCCATTGTTTTTCATGTCTCTAGGTTTTTCTGCTACCTTTTTAGGATTCTTTTCAGGAGTAAATCCTATTGTTGCAGCTTCTGCCTCTGTAACTTTTTTATCATTTGTTAAACCTTTGTTTGGCAAAAACTCTCCTTGTGCATTTCTTTTTCTAAAGTATACTACTCTAGTCCATTCATGTCCACAATTACCTCCACCTTTATAAAGCCATATAGAATAAGTTTGATTAGCTCCTTTTGGTCCCCATCCAGCATTTACAGGCTCATTATCCATTGCTATTATATCTTCTTTTCTATATATCTTTTTAGCTTTAATCATGGCTCTACAAAATGGTCTAGTGTTCTTTTGCACTTTTCCTGTATATTTATATCTTACTTTAAATAATCCTGCATCTTGTTCACTTTTACTTGCAGGTTTAGCTGATCCTGTACTTGTTAGTTTTAACATTGCATTTTGCTTGTCATCTAACTCATAATTCACACCTTCTTCTGATAAAATATCCCACTGATCTAAATCTTCATCTTCACCTAAATCAATTAGCAGTTTTGCTACATCTTTAGTAAGATGATCATTAGGTCTATATATTTTTGCAGAATTTTTAAGA